ATACCTTATGCGGCGCTACCAACACTGCTGCTCCGTATTACAACTACAGAGTGTTCGGGTCTAAGATTACAATTGAAGCTATTAATATCGGTGGTGACTCTACTACTTGTCGCGGGTTTATGGGCATTGGCCTGTATAACACCACCACTACCGGGCCATCCTCTCTATTCGAGATGCGTGAACGTAAGGACTATAGGACTAAGTTTATAGGTTACTGGCACGGAGGTCACGACTTCTGTAAGTTAACTCGTAATTGTAAATCTGTAGCCCCTCTCTTCGGCATCAAGGACATTAAGGATGATCTTAACCTCGCCGGTGATTATTCATACAATCCCGCTACAGAGGCTCGATGGGCTATTACATATATTCCCATGGATGAGGCCACCACGCGCACCGTTCAGGTTCTTGTTAAGATCACCTATGACGTCGAGTTCTTCAACCGCAATGATGTGTTGAACTCCTAATATATCACGCCCATTTCTTTTTTTGCCCACTCCTCCTATCGCCCCCCGAGCACCGTCCCGGCCCACCCGCGAGCGCAGCGACGCGCGTGCGGCCGGCCCGGCGGGGCGATACGGCGGCGGGGGCGCGCGAACGCAGTGAGCGCTTCACAGGCGTAAGCCATTAGTAATTTTACACACGCTTACGGTAAAAAAATATAAACAGTCCAAAAGTTACACTATTACCTTTTGGACTTCTGGACAGATTTCGGGAGGACCAAGCAAATGTGTGATTCTGCGCTTAATTTGCTGTAAATCTTCACCCACGCACTTGAAGATTTGGTCCGGAGGTTCGGGGGCAGTGAAAAACACGTATTTTGCCGCCCAAGGACAGCTAGAACCTTTGACCTCTACGGTGCACGGGTAACGGTCCGTAATTTTCAGGATCGTATTAAACTCCAACGCTCCGTGCCTAAAATCGTCAAATATTGCGATTGATGCTCCGTCATACCCGTCAAAGAATCTACCCCCAGGATGCGACCAGAAATCACCCCCCTTCTCCTGGATGATTTCCCACATACGTTTCGTTTTTCCGCAACCTGAAGGACCCCACAGCCAAAAAACCTCCCGTTCTATGAATTGAGGTGTTACGCAGTATTTTTTGATTTTCTCAGCGAACTGCAGCTGTGAGTAGTTCTTAACGTCTTCGTTCATTATAAGGTCCTTCATGCCCGAACCTGCTAATATTTTGCGGCGTATCGTAGAAAGATCCATCCGGGAACCCTGGCCGACTGTGGGCTCCCCTGCACGAAAAAATCCCCCCCTTTTGAGCAGTAGTTGATGTTCTCCTCAGCCGTTCCACGCGCTATTATTAGGTGAACAGTCTGCAAACCCAGCATCTTTTTAGTCGCGCTAAGGGTTTTGCCTCTATCAGCCAACTCGAGGTATCCCTGCAAATGTGGGGTCCCTGTCGTAGGTGCACGTTCACGTCCGTAAATGACGAATGGAATGTCTTTTGATTGGATCTTGGCCTCATCTTCAGCCGTATAATTGTTAAGTGTAAAACACCAGCGTCTGCTACGATCTCCCATGAAGATCAGAGTGTTTTTGTATATATACTAAGAAACAGAATCTGGACAGAAATAAAATAATTAATTAATAATTATTTTTTGTTGAGATATAATATATCCAACAACCACCAAAAAAGAAAATGGCTTTTCGCCGAAAGACTCGCCGCACTAAACGTGCCACTCGCAAGCCCCGCGTTCGCCGCGTCCGTCGCGCTCGTGTCGGTAGACACATGACCGCTATATTCCCTAGGACGATGCGAACTAAACTCGTGTATGCCGAGAATATACAGATAATCTCCACATTGGGTGCTCCAGGCACTTACTTGTTCTCGGTTAACGGATGTTACGATCCTAACATCACAAGCACGGGCGCTCAGCCTCGGTATTTTGATACCTTATGCGGCGCTACCAACACTGCTGCTCCGTATTACAACTACAGAGTGTTCGGGTCTAAGATTACAATTGAAGCTATTAATATCGGTGGTGACTCTACTACTTGTCGCGGGTTTAT